CTTATCTATAGCAATAAATATATCCTCTCCATTGTCATATAACTCTTTTGCTCTTTTAATTGTATATTCTGTCCTTGAAACTTCCATTATTCCTCCTCAACATATTCAGCTTTCCAGCCACTTCTTGTTTTAGTTTTCTTTTTAATTGTTTGGTAAACTGCCTGACTCTGTAGTCTTAAAAAACACGCTGCACTATCTATAGAATCAAATATTTTTTCTTCACCAGTTTTGACATTAATTAACTTTACTTTTGAAGCTTTCTTTCTCTTTTTTCTATCTCTATCAACATTAAACTCTATTAGCATTTTCCCACGTGTTGGAAATACAAGTTCTCCATTTTTGTTTACTCCATAGATACAGCAATATAGTGCTAAATAATTTCTAAGAGTCAAATCATCTTCAAATATGTTATCTGCAACAGAACCATTAAAATATTTTTCAACCTTTAACATTTCAGTAACCTCCCTATTTAACTGGCATTTGAAATATTCTATTTCTATAACTTCTAACCTTATAACTGTCTATAGAATCTGTTCTAGTTCCACCTTCAATAAATCTTTGTATATTATCCAGCACTTGTATAGACCTTTTTTCATCCTCATACTCACCTATCTTTTTAAAGTTATCCATATCTCCAAACATTGCATATACACATTCTTTATCAACATTTATCCAATCAGCTTTCACTAAATCTGTTTTATCTTGACTTCTAATTATTATCATCTCTAATACCCCCTACCTTATTTAACTTCAACACACCATTCCGAAATTACACCAAAATTAAACCGAAATTCATTTGGATAGCAAACATAGCCATCATCAAAAGTTTTTTCAACAGTAAATTCAACACCTTCAATATCATCAATCCAAAGTTCTTTATATTCTTTATATTGTTCTACACCATTAATTTCCATAAATTTCTCTTTATCAAACTTATAAGTTTTACCTATCTCAAATCTCATATTGTTGGTCCTCGAATTTTCTTAATAATTCCTTTAAGCAACTTTTGCAGATAACAATTACAAATTCTCTACCATACAAATCTATAACCTTTGTATTTGTAAACTGGTCATCATAACTCTCAACTAGAAATTCCCCACAAACACTACATATAGCTGTTCTGCTCATTTTTATCCCTCCATTTTTTAACTTCTAGGAAGTAATATTGTATAATTACTCCCTATAATACTTAACTTAACCGAATTTACTTTTTTCAAGTTGACCCCTGTTAGCCATATTTATCAATTCTTCATCTGTATATTGTCCAAAGGTTTGATTGAAATTATGAAATTTATTTTTATTGTTCAAGCTTGGCTTAGCCTCGTAATTTTCTTGTAATGCTTTTATGAGATAGCCTGTAACACTTTTTACATTCTCCGTATTTTTGACCAACCTTAATTTTTCTTCTAAATAGTCAATTCCTCTTCCTGTATGTATAAATACATCAATGATTTTTTCAATGTCTTTAGATTCTAAATCAAAGTATTTTTTGATTTTATCCACAACCACCAAATAATTTTCTTCTTTTTCTTTTTGTTGTTGTTTTTCTTTTTCTTTTTGTTTTTCTTTTTGTTTTTCTTTTTCCCCATAGTCTATAGATACTGTATCGATACTGTATCCATAGTCTATACATACTCTATACATATACTCTTGGAACTCTTTATTTTTAATTGATTCAACCTCTTTTAAGATACAAGTACGAACCTTTGGACTTTTAGAAAAATTGTGTTTACTCCAATTAATTATTAATATTTCTTTAGTAGTAGAATCATATTTTATTTTTCCATATTCTATAAATCTTTTGATTAGCTTCTCTACAGTTTCCCTGTTATATCCTGTTTGCATTTCCATAATTTTATAGGGTAATTCATAACACCCACATTGACTTGCTCTTCCATTAGTTAAAAGATAGTTATAAAAATACTTTTCTTCGGGAGTTAAATCTAGTACAAAAGCATCATCCCAAAAGTTAGCTTGCAAAATTCTATACTTTGCCATCTTATCACCTCCTATTTATGCACCCTTAAAGGCTTGTTTCTCATAAGCTGTACAAACAGCATCATATTCGCTTTTATTTAAATCTTTTATGTCTTTTCCTAGCTGTTTAAAAACCTGTTCTTTTAATAGTGTTTTATTAACTCCAACGCTATTAGCTATTGCATATAACCTAGTTAGTTGTTTATCAGTCAATACTCTATCTCCTGTACTTTTACTTTGTTGAGTATTATTAGAATTATTTTTAGCTTCATTTTTGCCACTAGTTGCGTCAAAAGTATCACTTTCAGTTATATTAAGTAACTGAATATATAAATATCTAGTCTGATAGGTTTCTATACCTCCTAGTGCTTGTAATTCATTAGAGCCTTTAAGTTGCAAGTCTCGCATTGGAGAAGTGAATACAATCTGTTCTGATGGGTTTTCTCCATTTATTAATGTTAGTGTTGCGTAGTCATTTGTAAAGGTTATTATAGGGCATAATTTAACTTCTTCAAGTAGTTCAGTTGCTTGTGGTAAAAAGTCTGCTAACTCAAAATACTTGAAGTTAGAGTACTTATTCTCTCCACTTTTCTTTAAATTCAATTTACTTAACTTAACTCTTACATTCATTAATTTAATGTAAATATTAGTTTCCAATTCCATCACGCTCCATATCTTTTATATTCCTTTTTAAAACTGACATAAAGCCATTTATATAATCACCATACATATTTTTTGATTGCTTTTCTAAATTCTCTTTGAATTGTTTCAAAGTCCACCCTTCCTTGTGTTTATCTATGCAAAATTCTAATGCTGATATTTCTCCAAACCTTTCGTCCCAATCAATTTCATCAACTATCGTAAACTTTGAAAAAAATAATCTATCTTCTAAATCCTTAATTATCTCATTTCTTGTTTTCATTTCTTCCCCCTTATGCTATAATATAGCTATAATTTATTTGTATCTATTTTTGATTAGAGCCAATCGCAATGGCTCTTTTCTTATATCTGAACATCTATAGGTCTATCTCTTTCAAGTTCTTCTGAAATTAATTGAAATATCTTGTAATCCTCACTTTCTTCATATTCTTTTATTTCAATTTGTGTATCTATGATTTTTAGTAATGACTCAGCAAATATTTTTAATCTTTCGTTTACACTTTTTTCTCTTAAAGCATTACTCAATGCAATGTCTTCTAATATATCTCTTTCTTTTTTTCTTCTAAGTTTTGTATAAAGTTCCTCATTTTTATTTATTTCTAAATTAGCTCTATTTAGTTGTTGATCTACTGCATTTCTCACTATAATTAAACTTTTCATAATTAATCCCCCTTAATTAAAATCTTTTAAATCTCAATTTATTACATCTATAATTTATTTTTCTGAAATTACACTTTAATTCTTCTGTTATAATAAACTTAAAATTATCAAATACAGTTTGAACTATTTTTGAAACCATTTTCACTTTATTGATATAACTGTTGTTTATCTCCAAACTTAATATATTAGTAGAATTTTTATATACAAGTAAATCTAATTCATTATGTTTGTGCATTTCACCAGTTTCAATTCTTTTTACTAAGAACTCTAGTAAGCTTTTAACTGTTAATAAGTCTTTCTCAATTTCAAAGATAGTAAGAACATCATTATAAGAGTTGAGTCTTTTCTTAATGTTGAAATTTCCTTCTCTTTTTAACAACCTTGTTTGATATTCTAAGAATTTTTGTGTTATACATTTTTTAGTTGTTTTCATTTATTACACCCCTTTATTTTTAAATTTACAGGTAAATATAAGTTAACTAACTCTATATCTCTTGTTAATGTACTTCTTTTTACCTTCTTATCTTTATTAAACTTCCTGTTATTTTTCTGCTCATCATAGTATGTAATTCTAAATAACACTTTGTCTTGTTCTACTTTGTAGATTTTGTTTTTATAAATTATTCTCATGCAATTACCCCTTTGTTGTATTTTTTAAGACCTTCAAAACTTGCTTTCTTATTATATTGCTTACAAAACTGTATATAAGCTATTAGTACCTTTACATTCAATTAAATCACCTCCTTTCTCTTTTTCATTACATCTCTATCTTTCATTGCATTTTTCATTACATATTCTTCAAAAGAAATTAAATCTATTCTGTAGCATCCTGCAATTTTGAAAACTGTATATAGATTTTGTGCTTCTGCTTCCTTCACCATATTTCTTGCAGTTACATCAGACACTTTTAAGTATTCTTTAAACTCTTTTAATGTAACTAAATTCATCCTTTTAATTCCTTTTCTGTCTAAAAACATCTTGATGATGTCTGTTGTATCATCTCTTTGCATTAATTCTTGTACTAAGTCTTTTGTATCTATGAATTGTAATGCTACACTCACTTTTATCTCACCCTTTCTATCTTCCAGCTAGTTCATCTAATGTAACGTCTAAATAGTCAGCTATTTTTATTAATGTATCTATAGTTGGATTTTTATTTTCTCCTCTTAAAATTGCATATAAATTCCCTGAATCTACGCCTATTTCTTTTGCTAATTTCCATGCTTTTAAATCTCTATCTCTTAAAATTTTGTTTATACTGTCATTAATTGCCATTAATTTCCTCCTTTGATATAATATATTTGTAGGATAAATCCTATAAATATATGGTTAGGTGGTGATTTATGAATATCGGTAAAATAACTAAAATTGAAGCTACTTGTTTCGATTGTGGTACAAAAGTTACCATAACAGAATCTAAATTTAAAGAAATTTGCAACCATGGTTTAACATGTCCTGCATGTCAAGAGCGTATATCAAACTCTAACTTTGCAGCAGAATATGTGCTTCAATACAATCATGTTGCAAATGAGCTAGAAAAAGAATTAGATTCTTATGATAATATTCGTATCTATTAATTTCTATTTTGCTGGAGTACTTTGTTGCTCCAGTTTTTCATACTTAACTTCTTTTGTACATATGCAACATGTCTTAGGCTTCAACCCTTTTTTAACTTCTACCTCATTATCAAACCTGCAGTATGGACATTTGCAAAAGTATTTTACTCTTGAATCGCTTGTATTATTTTTCATGTATTTAACCTCCTAGTTAATAATTAATTAAAACAATATATTTCAAAATATTCTGTATTTAGTTTTCAAAATAACTCAACTGCTTGTATGGTCTCTCTGACTTTATAACTCTTATACAATCATCTATAATCTGTATTAAATTATTAGATGTGTCAAAGTCTATATCTTCCCATTTCTCCACTCCAAGAATTAGGAATAGCCTTGCTTTCACTTGGTTGTATTCTTTATTAGCTTTGTCTATATCCAGTCTATTCTTTATGTATTTAGAATACTGTTGTTTCTTAGAGCATGTTATCTTACACAACTTTTTATATTCTTTTATTGTTCCTTTTAAATCTCCTATAGTTCCTGTAAGTTCTGTTATTACATGCTGTTGTGCTTGATATTGACCAGTTTGTCGAATAGTTGGAAGCACTTCATCAAATACCCAACTCTCAAACTTTTCTGCGTTTGGAAGATTTGAACCTACTATTAATCTGTAAACATCACCCTCAGTTATCAAAGCAATCTTAATACCATTAATTTTAAACCCCTCGTGTTTCACTACCCCTTTGCAATGTCTTAAAATTGCATCATTGGTATTTTTATAACCTAATGACTTTGCAATATCTTTTCCTACAAAGTAAGGCTTATTATCAATCTCTGCCATTCTTATTTGTCCAAACTCCATCTTTTCAAATATTTGTAAGTTATTCATACTTATCAACCTCCTGTTCATCTTTTAAGTCCTGTAAATCCTCAAATTCTTTCCATAAGATATTTATTATAAAAGCATTTTTACTTAATCCTTTTCTTTGAGATTGTCTATGTAGCTCTTCATTTAATTCGTCTGGCATTCTAACAGTTACTCTCTTTTTTGCCGTCACTTTTGAACCACCTCCTTGTTTATTATATTATCATTGCGTCACCTTTGCGTCAATACTTTTTTTGAAAGAATTTACGTGGTATAATAGTGACATCATTTAGACTTAAGGAAGGTGCTATATTTATGCCATCAAAATTACCTAGATACACACTTAGAATAGATAACAATTTACTTGAAAAAATCAAGTATATAGCTGAAAGTGAAGGTCGTTCTGCCAATAAAGAAATAGAACAATTAATTAAAAAACATGTTGAAAGTTATGAAAAAATAAATGGCAAAATTAATGTTTAAGTTAATAAAAATTAAATATTTTTTAAATTCTTGCTAATCACTGATAGTATGTACTCATTTACTGACATACCTTTTTGATTAGCTTTTTCTTTGCACTTATTATATAATTCTTCTGTAATACTCAAAGTATATTTCTTTTTATTATTCATGTAGTCGCTTCCTTTCTGAATATTCTGTATTTAATTTTCAAGGTACTGTTATGATTTAACTTAACATTGATAATTGTTTACTACTTTTAAACTTATTAACAAAATAAACTTGACCTTTTCCAGTTATTTTTACTGTTCTAGTTACTTTAGTACTTCCATCAGGATTATTAATTACTCTTTTTTTAACTTCCATTATTCTTAGATTCATACTTTTCTGCGTTGGAATGTTATAATCTTCACCTTTACGCTTAATTAAATATCCATTTTCTCGCATCCAGGCAAATAATCTGTTTTGTCCTATATCTACTCCATTTTGTTTTATAAGTTTTGCAAGTTCTCCAACTAGTATAGAATTGTTTGAAGCTGAAACTGCATCAGCAAACAGTACTTTTGGTTGTTGTAACTGAATTACCTTATCTTTTTCCTCTATTTCTCTACTTTTCTTTTCTATTGTTTTATTTGCTACAATTAATGCTCTAGCCATAACTTTTTCGGGACTATTCCAGTCTTTTTCAATTTGTAGAAAATACTTTCTAGCTTGTTTTCCTTTTTCATTACGCTGTATCATAGCTATTTCTTTTGCCATATCTAACTTAATTACATGGTCTATATATTCAGTTTCATTACCTTGAGCTGTTACTTTTTTTTGAGTAATAGATATAAAATCTTCATTTTCTACAAATCCATAACCAATCATTCTATTGAACCAATCATTATATCTACTTCCAACCTCTAAAAACTCATGTAAATCTCTTGCACTTAATATTTGTTCTTGATTTTCATTAACTTCTACCTTTATAAGACCTTCATTCTCAATTACGCTTAAATTATTCATGTTTTTTTACCTCCTCGCTCTCGACTTCTTTTATGTAATTCCAAAGTATGTGTAGTATTAATGAGTTCATAGAGCTTCCTTCTATTGATGCTCTATTTTTAATTTTTTCAAGCAATGGTGCTGGTAATCTAAATGTAAATCTAACTCTTTCATTTGTCATATATTTGACGTCAACCCCTTTCTTGTTTTAATAATAACATGTCATATATTTGACGTCAAGTATTTTTATTGACTTTCTGTATTAATTATTTTATTATTAAAGTGTCATAAAGACGTCAAATTTTATGTAAGGAATGATAAATATGTCTAATAAAGATATTTATACTCGTGAAGAGGATAAAAGATTTACATTAAGAATTAATAAACTTCTTTTTGAAAAAATTGAACAACTTGCACAAAAAGATAAACGTTCTATAGGTAGAGAAATTGAATTTATTCTTGAGAAGTATTTTGAAGATAATCCTGTAGAATAAAAACTATCATATCTTTTAATGTATATCCTTTAACTTTTGCCTGTTTTAGAAGCTTGTCTTTAAGTTCTCTAGGCAGGCGTATTGTTGTTTGTTCAATTTGCATCTAATCACCTCTTTTGAATATTCTGTATTTAATTTTCAATGTGCTTTTAGTCCTTAATCTAGTAAAATTATTTGACTCTTTTGTTATTCTTATATTTTATACTCACTTTGAGTATCAAGTGTTCAAAAAAATTTCTTTTAAATCTTTTTCAAAATACTCAGCTATTGCAAGTGCTTCTTTTATTGTAAACCTTCTAGCTCCATTCTCTTTACTTGCATATGTTGTTATCTTCATTCCTATATTGTCTGCTACATCTCTCTGTCTTAATTTTTTTTCTTTTCTAAGTTCTTTTAAAGTATAATTTTTCACTTCTTATCACCTCCCAATTCCTCGTTTTGAGTATCGGTATATTTATATATTAATACGCATTTTGCGTATTGTCAATACTTTATTGCAAAAAAAATTCATTTTGCGTAATTAATACACAAAATGCGTATTTTGTAGTAAAATAACGTTTAAGATTAATTACAACGGGGGAATATAAAATGTATTATGAAGAAAATGTCTTTGCTAAAAAATTAAGAGATGCTAGAGAAGAACTCGGTTTAATGCAAAAAGAAATGGCTAGTAAATTAAACATGCCAATTACAACTTATAATGGCTATGAAACAGGAAAAAGAAGCCCTTCACTTGATATTGTTAAACATATAGCTGATACGCTAGATATATCAACAGACTATTTGCTAGGAAGAACTAATATAAAAATTAATATTTCTAATTTGAGGGAAGAAGAACTAATAGAAAAATTAAATCCTACTGACGAAATGAGAGAATTATTAGAACATTTTAACAAACTTGATGAAGATTCTAAAGATAAAGCTTTAAAAATAGTTAAACTTTTCTCTGAGGGAAGTAATTCTAATAAATAAAAAAGAGGAGCTAATCCTCTTTTTTTATGTTGAATAATAATTCTAATTTTTTCTTACACTCATTATATTTTATTTCATCTTTCTTTTTTAAATTTTCTAAACCTTCGTAAAAATACAACAGTTTATAACAGATTTCTTCTTTCATATTGCTATCCCCCTACCAACAGAACTTATGTTCTTATTTTTAGTTAGAAAATCCCAACGATTTTTAAATAAAAGTTATGTAATTATGATTCTTCATTTCTAGAAAAAACTTTTAGATTTTTCAGAATTGTTTTAGATAATTATCTTATCTTTATAATAATACTTTTATTTTTCAAATGCAATAAAAAAAGCGTAATTGTAATAAAAAAATCGAAATTTGTAGAGAGTTGGAAGTTTTTTCCATTCTTATATATTATTAATCGAGCTTTTTATTATATTTTTTTATTAAACCATCTTTTTATAATATTTTTTATACTAATTACTTATATTTAAATTTAAAACAATCTTAGACATAAATTTAGTTTCTTTTAATAAAGATTTGATATAAAATGTAATTAATAATTATAAAAGGAAGTGTATACATATGAATATCAAATCAGCTTTTATAAGAAAAAGAGGGGGAAAATTTCATGTATATGTGGAATATGTGGAAGAAGAAACTGGCAAAAAGAAACAAAAAAGTTATGGGAGCTACGAAAGGAAAAAGGATGCTGAAAAACATTTAATTGAAATAAAGTCTACTATAAACAATAATAAGTTTATAGCTCCAAATAACATAACACTTGTAGAAAGATGCTATAAATATATAGATGAAAAAAAAGATAACTTTTCCCCATATACTTTGAGAAATCGAAGAAGTATAATTGAAAATCACATTAAACCTTTTTTTGGGGATATAAAATTAATTGATATTAGCCCAAACATTTTACAAACATATGTTAATGAAATTTATAAAAAATATTCTTTAAATTCTGCAAAAAATTCGATTGGTTTCTTAAACGCTTTATTACATGAAGCTTACAGACTTAGAGAAATACAAGAAGAGATTTCTAAGTTTGTAATAACTCCAAAAAAAGAAGATGTTTCTGAAACTAATTTTTATACTAAAGAAGAAGCTCAAATACTGTTAGAAAAGTGCCTTGATACTGATTTAGCTATACCTATTTATTTAATGTTGACCCTTGGATTACGTTTTGGAGAAGCTGTAGCGGTTAGGTGGTGTGATGTTGAACTTAATGAGAGTATTATAAATGTAAAACAGACAATGATTAATGTTGATGGAAAAGTAACTTTTAAATCACCTAAAACAGCTAAATCTAAGAGACGATTGACAGCACCAACTGAGTTGATAGCACTATTAAAAGAAGAAAAGCTAAGACAAAATAAACTAAAATTACAAGGTATACTAAAAAACGAATTAGATTTAATATGTTTAAATAAAAATTTTCGACCTTGGACACAGCAAATGTTTTTTAAACCTTTTAAAAGATTATTAAAAAACAGTGACCTTAGATATATAAAATTGCACGAGCTTAGACATACAAATGCAACTTTAATGTTGCTTTCTGGAACTAATATAAAAACTATTTCAGAAAGACTAGGACATACAGATATAAAAATAACTATGAACAGATACTCACATGTTTTAGAAGAGATGGACAAAGAAGCATCTGAAAACTTGAGTAGAATACTATTTAAATAA